AGACAAGTGCCTGTTATGAGAGATACTAACGTATTCGCAGTGACAGGGATAGATATTACATTCGCTTATGAACACATTGATGAGATGGTAATTCCAATTATCACATCAGTAGATGGTGAGGGTACGTTGCAATACTCTTTAGCAGAAGTAGTGGAGTACGGTTACGGTTTATCGTATGGAAGCTCCTATGGGGCAACAAGTAGCTCTTTCAATTTGGAAGATATAACAATTCCCCTCACAATTGGGGCTTAGATTTAGGAGATAAAATGACTACTGTCAATGATTTTATTGATGTGTCGATTACACGAGAAACAAGAGTAATTCAACGAGCATCTTTTACCATTCCGTGTTTTGTAGCTGAACATACTGTGTTCACTGAACGCGCCAAAGAGTTTAATAGCTTAACAGAAATTACAGCCATTGGTTTTACATCAACCTCTAATGTTTATAAAGCTGCACAACGCTATTTTGCACAAAATGTTTCGCCTAAGAAAGTGATTGTTGGTCGTAGACAAGTGCCTAGCATTGTGTTCACACCTACAGTTGCCAATAGTGCTGTATACACTTTAAAGATTAATGGTTACACTGTAACTTTTACATCTGATGCAAGTGCTACAGCAGCAGAGATTGTAACAGGCTTAAAAGCAGCCATTACAGCAGAGACAAACATCACGGGTATCACTGTTGGTGCAGCCACAACTACACTAGACTTATCTGTAACTACAACTGGTGCAGATTGGGCAGCCTATGCTGTAACAACTAACTTAGTAGGTGTTAACGGCTCTGTAACAGAAGCATGGAACGACACTATCGCTGCTGTCCGTACAGCTAATGATGAGTGGTTTATTCTAAATGCAGAAACTCACACTGAAGCTCATGTGTTGTTAATTGCAGCATACATTGAAAGCATCAAAGCAACAGCGCAAAAGGTGTATTGCTTATCGTCTAGTGATTCAGCAATTAAAACATCGTCCACTACTGACATTTTTAGTAAACTAAAAGCTTTAAACTACGATAACACGTTCTACTTGTACAGTGGTAGTGCTTCAACATTCGCTGAATGTGCCTTTGTAGGTCGCTTCTGTCCTGAACAGGCAGGTAGCAATACATGGGAACAAAAGACAGCTATTGGCTTAGTTGCTGATAACTTAACCTCTGCTGAGGTAGGTTATATTCAAGGTAAGCGTGGTTCTACGTTTGAGACTGTAGGTGGTGTTGATATATTCGTTGGAGGCAAGGTTGCTTCTGGTGAATGGATTGATGTTATCATTTTTGCAGCATGGTTAAAAACCCGTATTGTTGAGGACTTGTGGACTTTGTTGGTCAACACTCGCAAACTAGGTTATACAGCAGCAGGTGCAGCAGCTATTGAAGGTGCTATCCGTAAGGTTATGCTAGAAGGTATTCAAGTTGGTGGTTTAGCCTCTGACCCTGAGCCTGTAGTTAGTGTGCCTAATGTGCTTGCATTGTCTAGCGCACAACGGGCTACCCGTGTATTGCCAAACGTAACATTTGTTGCCCGTTTAGCTGGTGCTATTCGTGCTGTTAGTGTTGCTGGCACAGTGTACGCATAAGGAGATAAATAATGAGCGGAAGAATTAATACTTACTCTCCTATTGACGTTGTTGTTATTATCCAACAAAAAGCTACAGGTGTTGTACACCAAGTTAGCGGCTTTGCTGATGACAGCCAAATCAATATTGAGCGTGGCCAAGATACATGGAAGAAATACGTTGGTGTCGATAATGATACTACCCGTACATACAGTGCAGACGAAAGTGGTATGGCAACCTTGTCACTAGCACAAACATCTTCGTCTAATGATGTGCTTTACAACCTGTACAACTATGACAAGAACACCCGCAACGGACAAGGTTTATTTAGTGTAACAATCAAAGATGGCAGTGGACGTTCAATCTTGTTTGCTCAAAATGCTTGGATTGGTATTGTACCTAATCAACAATTTGGTGCTGATGTTAACACTCGTGATTGGGTAATTCATTGTGCGTCTATGGTTGACATCATCGGTGGTAACGGTTTGTTCACAGCAGGCGATGCTAGTAATATTGAGAAACTAGGCGGCACTGTTGCCTCCGAGTGGATTCAGTAGCTAAATAGAAAGCCTCTTTATGGGGCTTTCACTTGTAGCTATTAAAGGAGGGAGTATGGCAGTTTATCATTACTCCCCTGCCGATGTGTCAATAACATTCGCAGGGAAGTCAATTTCAGGATTCCCTGATAGCGGTGCATTTATTGAGATTAGCAGAGAGACCCCTCTGTTTAGTAATAAAAGAAGTATGGACGGACAAGTAGAAATTGTTGTTAAGAAGTATAGCACATACAAGGTAACAATAACACTCAGTCAATCTAGTCAGTCTAACGAGTATCTTAGCTATTTAAAATCCTTACAGCAAAAGAGAACAAAGAAAGCAAAAGAGAGGGGATTGATAGGTATTAGCCAATTAAACTCTTTGTTTGGCAATATTAGCAGCTTAGTGGGCAAAATGCCTCTCATTGTTAAGAATAGTAGTGGTAATGCGCTGTTTTTTGCTACTGATGTATGGATAGAAACAGAACCAACTATTACCTATTCCGATACAGTTTCAGAGCGAGTATGGCAGCTTAGGTGTTTTAATGCAACACACGTTATTGCAGGTCAAGAGTCTGATGATAACTTACTAGAAGCGTTAACAGCAGTAGAAGCCCTATCTAGTGGCTTTGAAGTAGTGAAGGGGTTGTTCTAATGTCAGTAACATTGTATGACCCGTCACAAAACATTATAGAGGTTGCAGGACACATCTGCATAGGTGTTAATGAGATAGCTGTAAATAGAGGCAATTCAACAACTAAGGTTATTGATGGTATTAGTGAAGCCTATTCAGCACGTTGTTTAGTTAAGCGTAAGCCTTACACTGTATCCGTAACACTACAGCAAACTTCTGTGTCTAACAGCTTCCTACAACAATTGCAATCCGTAACAGAAAGAAACCCTGTCACCTTTGTTGCAATTAAGGTTTACTCAACTAATGGCACTGTTCATTTAGATACAACAGGTTGGATAGAAACATCTCCTAATCTAACATTGACAGAGGATTTGAGCGATAGACAATACACGTTTAAGGCCAACCCTTACACTAATTCAGGTATTGTTGATTTAATCATGTAATACGTTGGGAAACGTATCTTTTTTACTTTTTAGAGGTTAATATGTTAAAGCAAAAAACTATCACAGTGGAGGGTGTAGATTACCTCCTCACCACAATTCCTGCAATTAAGGCATTGCAATTACAACCTAAAGTTATGAAACTGTTAGGGCGTTCTATTGCAGCATTTTTTGAGTCTGCATCTACTATGCAAGAAGGCTCAACAGAATTAGAAGTTCAAGTGTTGCAGCGTATCGCAGAAGTATTCCTAGAAGATTTAGACAAGATTGATATTGCAGCATTAGCACAAGAGCTTATTGCTTGTGGTGTTACTTGTCAGAATATGTCTATTGACACCCCTCAGAAGTTTAATAACCACTTTAGCGGTGAATTAGTTGTACTTTACAAAGTGCTGTTCGAGGTTATTCATTTCAATTTTTTGGAACAAATGCTAAAGCTCGTTTCAAATGGCAACGGGCAGCCCAAGAAGGAGATTTAAAACTCCCTCAAAAGCTGTCAAAAGCTATTGATGAAAGCTTTAGTGTACCACATGAAGTGTACAAGATTGTTATAGATGAACACCCTTTGGCCACATACCACGAACTACAAACTATTTATGATATGTATGACTTATACGATATGCTAGAAATGCTTGAGCTTAAAGCTGCTGTGAGCGATGCCTTGAGACCAAAATCAGATAAATAAGGAGGACAAAGAATGTCATCTACAGTGGCAACTCTGTTTGCTGAATTAGGTTTTAAGATTGACAATCAAGGGATTGATACATTCCGCACAACAATCAAAGAGATTCAGAAAGAACTTGGCGATGTGATGCGTACATCGGCTAACACAGGTAAATCTGTTAGTGCTTTGATTAAAAAAATCAACGGTGTAA